TTATCGATTACCGAACGAATGCGATTACTATTATCATCTGTTGGATTTTTTTCTTTTCTTTGCTTTAGAGTTTTTCTTGGCATTAGTTAATACCTAAATCTTCTTCTGTTAAAACTTTAAACTCCCACAGGCGATCTTTACAAAACTCTTCTGCTGCTCTCCACTTTGCCTGGTTTTTGGCATATTCATAGACTTCATAAATGTACGATTTTGTTTTTCTTTTTTGTACTTTTGGTTCTATTGTTTGTTTCTTTGGTTTGATCTCGATCAGATACCTCTTGATCGATCCATTACTTTCTTTGACTTTAATATAAAAATCTGGAAAATAACGGTGAATACGATTATCAATTGGTGAACGATATGGTAGAGCGATCTCTTCACTTCCCCATTCAATAATATTTTCATTTGTATCACAATACATCATAAATTTTCTTTCCCATAATGAGCGATATATGATGTTTGTGGGATCACCTTTGTATTTTTTAGGATACGATGGTTGATATTTTCCCTTATATGACATCTAAATAACTAATAATCAAGGCTTCATAATATTTAGAAATGCCTAGCATCCCTAATATAAAAACCCTAACATCACAAAATGTTCAATCAACTCTGGGTCAGGGAGGATTTGCGCGATCAAATCAATATCAGGTGGTTATCAAAAATGGATGGAGAACTGAAAATTTCATAAATCATTTGAATATTGATAGCTTAAAAGACATATATGGATTTACATTTGACACCGATTTTGAAGATCTATTATCATTCTCCTGCTCAGATGCCACACTTCCAGCATCAACATATGCTACTGGTGAGATAAAGGATAATTTTCAGGGAGTGGTTCAGGAAATAGCACATACCAGAATCAATACTGATATTGATTTTAGTTTTTATGTTGATAGAAATTATAAAGTTCTTATGTTCTTTGAGGGATGGATGAACTTTATTTCTGGTGGTAATAGTTATGACTTAAAAGAACCAAGTGTGTATGATGAAAATATAACTGGAAACTACTATAGAAGATTCAATTATCCAAATCACTATAGAAATGAATCTGGATTTTACATCACCAAGTTTGAAAAAAATTATAATGTTACGGGCGCAACTCAAATTACATATCAACTAATCAATTCTTTCCCAAAAGCGATTTCATCAATTCCACTTCAGTATGGTGGTGCAGAAGTGATGAAAGTAACCGTGACTATGTATTATGATAGATATAGAGTTTGGAGACAAAATGTTGTGGATGGAATATCTGTAACGCTAGAAAGTGATCAAGGTTGATTGTATATCTTATTCAAAAAGCACACTAAATAATTAAACCTGAATTGTATCAAGGATTATGCCTTTACCAAAAATTAGTACTCCAACATATGAGTTGGAGATTCCTTCTACTGGAAAGAAAATCAGGTATCGTCCCTTTCTAGTAAGAGAAGAAAAGATTCTAGTCATGGCACTAGAGTCTGAGGATATGAACCAAATTACTAGTGCCATCGTTCAAATCTTGACCGATTGTATTAGTACAAAGGGTGTTAAAGTGACCGAACTTGCTACCTTCGATATCGAATATTTGTTCTTGAATATTCGTGCCAAGTCTGTTGGTGAAGAAATTGAGGTTAATGTGACTTGTCCAGATGATAATGAAACTCAAGTTCAGATGAGTATTGATATTGATACTATCAAAGTACAAAAAGATAAAAAACACAATAATATTATTAAATTGGATGATAATCTTTCCATGAAGATGAAATATCCTTCTATTGAACAGTTTGTTGAAAATAACTTTGAAACTCAACAAAGTGGAAGTGGTGTTGATCAATCATTGGAAATGATCTCTTCTTGTATTGAAATGGTATATAATGCTGATGAATGTTGGTCTGCTTCTGACTGTACAAAAGAAGAAATGACAGAGTTCGTTGAACAGATGAATACCAAACAGTTCAAGGAAATTGAAGAATTCTTTACAACAATGCCAAAACTATCTCATACTATTGTTGTAAAAAATCCAAATACCAAGAAAGAAAGTGAAGTTGTACTTGAGGGTTTGGCAGCTTTTTTCACTTGAGTATGTCACATACTAGCCTTGAGGTTTACTATAAGACTAATTTTGCCTTGATGCAGTATCATAAATACTCATTAACAGAGCTTGAAAATATGATACCATGGGAGCGAGAAGTATATGTAACAATGCTTCAACAGCATATTGAAGAAGAAAACCTTAAGGCACAGCAGTAAGTGGCATTACAAAACCAACCAATCTTTAAAGCACCATCTGTACCTAAACCAAAAATGGGGAAGAAAAATGTTTCTTCCTCAATTTTTTCTAGGGTTTCATCTGCCATTACACCAAATAGGGTTTCATCTGCCATTACACCAAAACTAAATGTATCAAAATTTAGTTTTTCCAGTCTTTTCCAAAAGTTAAAAACTGCCGAAGAATTAAGAGTTGAAAAAACAAATGTAGAAGGTCAAAGAGATATTGCGATTTCTCTTAATGAGACCAATAGAATTCTTGTAGAGATACAAAAACAATTAGCACTAGATTTTGCGAATAGAATTGCAGAAAGAAAACAAAATCTAATTTCCGCTAAGAAAAAGATTAGAAAAACAAAACTCGCTTCAAAAGAAGAATTTGTAGAAAGAGGAAAAGAGCAGAAAAATTTCAATATTCTCGACAGTAAAATTTTAGCGCCAACAAAGGGTATATTTGATAAAATCATGGATTTCCTTGCCTTTATAGGTACTGGAATCATTGTTAATACTGCCTGGAAATGGTTATCGGACCCAGAAAATCGTAAGAAATTAGAAGATGCGTTTAAATTTCTTACAGATAATTGGAAATTAATTGTTGGTATTCTTGGTGGGGCTTATCTTGCCAAAAAATTATATGGTCTTTATAGAATTATTAATTCTATAAGAAAATTAATTAATTTTCTTAGAGGACCAAGATCTAAACCGGGATTACCAGGAACAAAGACTCCCTCTGACTGTAATCCTATTCTTAATTGTCTGAAGAGTCCAGCTGTTGTAGCAGCAATGGCTAATGCTGTTGCTCCTAGAGTTGCTGGTATTTTATCTGGTAAGATAAAACCAAGTCCGGTTCCTGGATCAGGACCAGCTTTTAATTTGGATGATTTTATAAAGGGATTAGGATCATTACTACTTTTACCTCTCTTACTAGATCCAACAGCGCAACCTGCTGGAGCAGCAGAAAGACCTGGTGAACTTCCAGCATCAAAACTTCCAGCATCAGAACAAGGTAAACCAAAACCTGCTGTTGATTTTTCTGATTCTGAAGCAATTGCCAAAACACTACAAGAATTAGAGTCTGGAGGTGTACCTTTACAAGCAGTAAAACCAAAACTACAATTAAAATCATCTCATGGTACACCAATACCACCAGGTCTTGCATTTGTACTAGCAGAACTTAAGGAAGAATATGCTAGAACTAAAAAGCCTGCTTCTAGACTAACACCTCAAGGATTTTTGGCGGTTCGTGCAACCTCACCTTTCAATGCGACCCCAGAAATAACATTTAATCCTAAACTTACACCAGAGAGTAATAAAGCGGCAGTCCAACAAGCAACAGCATTATTTACTGTTGCTAATTTACCATCAACTCTATCACCCCTTCTTGGATCTAGAGGTCTTTCAACTAGAGATACTCAGAGCAGAGCAATTTCTAGAGTTTCTAAACAAGGAGTATTTGAAGGATTTGATCCTACAAAGATTAACACCAACTTTACTCCTAGAACAGTTGCTACTCCTTCTTCTAGTAGTACAACATCTGCTGGACCCACTAAAACAAAACAGGTGCGCCTTACTGCAGAGCAAATGCAGGAAATGATTAATAGATCTGGATTCGCAGTACCTGCTACAACCATAAGTAAAAGGTCTACTAAAATTGATCCAGGCAATTACCCATCCTCAAAAGATATGTTGAATGCGGCAGCAAGAGGAGAATCTCAAGGTCTTTTATCACCAGAGAAATCCCAACGAATGTTGTTACAACTAGAAAAAGAAAAACTAGAAAAATTATTCAATATGGCTGCTGTAGGAAGATCTATGGGTGGTCTCATTGGCGGTGTTCCATCAATGGTGGATACAATTCCAGCGATGCTGGCAAAAGGTGAATTTGTAGTTAATGCTTTTGCCACTAAGATGGCAAAACCATTATTGTATGCGATAAATGAATCTGGCGGAAAAATATTTAATGATCTCGTAGATGCCATCAAACAGTTTAAAGAATTTATTTTGCGTGATGATAAACTTGTAAGAAGAAGAGAAACCAGTACTAAAGATCTCAGCAAACATATTGCTGAGATGAGAGAAAGAGCTAGATTAAAAAAAATAGAAGAAAATCCCGATGGTGGTAATGGTGGAATTAGACCCAATAAAAAGAGTGCTCCAAAATCAATTCAAACTTATAATAGAGGAAGGGGTGGAGGATCTCGTGGCAACACTCCACAATCAAGTGGTGCACCAAGTGTAACTACGATTAATTTAACAAAACCTGGTGTTACGGTTCCGGTGAAAAAGCAACCAGAACCTCCAAAACAATCTTCAGTATCCTCATCACCAACAATAACGATTGAACCTATTGATATTAGTAATGAATATAATAAAACATTTTTCTCTTTATACGAAATTGTGTAGGTAAAGAAAAATGAGAGAAATAAAGACCTTAAAACTTAATGTTAATAATATCAAGAGTATTTTAATCAATTCGAACAAAGAACTCAAAAAACTTCGTTCTGATGAGAAAACATTTATAAGTAATCAGCAGACAAGAACTAAAAGAATTGGTAAAGAATCTTTTGTAGAGGGGAAAACACCAGGATCTGGTATGGTTGGTGGTGCCTTACAAAAAATGGCGGCACCAGTAATGGGCATCATTGATAAGATTAAAGAATTTGTTGGAACTATTTTATTAGGTGTATTAGTTAATAATTTACCAACTTTAATACAGAAGGTTAGTCAGTTTTTAGAAGACAATAAAATAATTATTGATGCTTTGAAATTCGTTGGAAACACGATGCTTGGATTCATCAATCTTTTTAAGAAAAAAGATTATACTAAAGAATTGAAAAAAGATAATGAAGAACTTTTAAAACTAGAAAAAGAATTTTCTAAAGGTGGTAAATTTGATAAAGAACTTGAAGGATTGGATAATGATACTAAAGGTTTAGAAAAGGAATTTCGTGAAGAATTTAAGGAGCAATTTACTGCCAGAACACCAGAACAAGTTAAAGAAGATGTAATCACTTCTATACCTGGTAGTGGTATAACCTTAAAAAGATTAGATGATAAATTTCGTACATTTAATATGCTGCAAAACGCAGTAAAATCTAAAAGAGTGACTTCTCTTGGATATAAAGCAAATACTGGTGATGTATATCAAGTTCCTGGTATTGGTTCATATACTATAGAAACTAGTAAATTTATTGGAATTCCTGTTGGTGATCCTTATTTGGTAACTAGGGATCTTTATGGAGAAGAAATTCCTACTGAACAGTTTTCTGAAAGAGTATCTGCTGTTTCTGGTCTTGAAAATCTGAAAGGAATATCCGAATCACTTAAAACATCTGGTGTAGATCCTTCTGTTGTTGAGGGTTATAGTGAGGGTGGACCAGTAAGTCCATCTATCAGTCCACGAACTGGGAGAGGATCAGCAGAAGGAAAAATAGCAACTCGCCAATTTTCTTATTTTCTTGATTTTAAGGAACAGACATTAAAAGCATCAAATACCTTGAATATCAAAGAAAAGATTGAAGATCAAATGGACAAGATAATTGAAGATTTGAGAGAATATTTGAATCTCACTAAAAAAGAATATGAGATGAGTCCAACTCAACTACCAACATCGGATCCAAAACAACAAGGACCTGTTTTACCCTCAGTTCCAGGATTGGTTAGGGGAACACCCGGAGATGATGATAAACAAGATACTGGTCTTAACATGGTGCTTCCAGGTCCCGATGGTGGTAGGGGAGTTCCGATTAAAGCACCATTTGATATGATTTATAGAGAAAAGGGAACTGACGGAATGCCTGCTGTTGGACTTCAAGGAACACCAGATGAAAGAGGACCAAGTGGGAGTGGATTTGGATATTATGGTGCTTATTATTATACTGGACCAGATGGGAAAGAATATGAGGTATTACTGGGACATTTACAAAAAATGGGTTATAAAGGAAAAAAAGAAGGTGATGTAATTCCAGCGGGGACAATATTGGGATATCAGGGTGCATCTGGAAGATCTGTATCTAGAACAAATGGAGTTTATCCTCATATTTCACTTCATGTTAATGGAGTTGGATTTAAAGCAACTGATGCTGATCTACTTCGTTTTCAAGGTCATTTGATTAATCAAAATGTCTCATCCTCAAAACCACCCCAAGCAAAAGTAACTCCAAAAAAAACTAATAATGGTGGTGTGAGAAGACATGATCTATTAACACAGTATTATGACGGTGAAGGAATGTCTAGGATTGTGATTATTAACAGCACTCAACCAATATACATCCCTACATAAAAGAGGAGATATAAAGTAAATGTCAAACTGGTCTGCACCCGCAAAACTAGAAAAATTCGAGATAGTAGGTGTCGGAAATGTCCTTGAAGGAACCGATAACGCGGTAGAATTGAGTGGTGGTTTTATTAAGTTTGACTATTTTGAATCTATAACTTCTCCACACATTACAGCAAGAATTTATTTTGCCGATACTGGAAGTGCTATATTGGCAGGATCAACACAAAATCTTACCGAAAGATTGGGAACATTAATATCTTCTGTCGATACTGTAAAAGATAAAAAAATCCACATAACAATAAATCATCCATCAGATTCTGGAGATGGATCTTCACCAAATCTTCAATTTGATGAAAATAGACCACTGGTTATAAATGATTTAATTCTTAGCATTAGAGGAACTAAAGCAGACCTAGTTGGACTACAATTAACATCTAATTTTGATGTTATCAATAGAAAAGCAAAAGTAGATGAAAAATATGGTGCTTCTGGAAATGAAAAAATAAGCAATATTGTTACTAAAATACTGCTGGATAAATTTCAAGTATCATCACTGTCTATAACACCATCAAGAAATACCAAAATTGTTGAAGGTAAAGGTAGAGATCCTTTTTCTGTAATATTGACCCTTGCTAAAGAAACAATACCAGAAGTTCCAGCAAATGCTCAACCTGGATATGTATTCTATGAATCTTTGAGTGGATTTAATTTTCGTGGAATTGATGATCTGATAAACCAACAAAGTTCTTTTGCCTATACTAATGCTGATGTGGCAACTTTCTGTGAGGCATCTAACTTAAGAATATTGGATTATCAGGTAATTAGTAGTATGAAATCTATGAAAAGTAGTTTTCTTTCTGGAGAAAAAACAGAACATATTAAAATTGATCTATTTTCTCAAGAAATAACATATGAAATATCTAATATTTCACTACCATATAAATTGGGGACAGAAACGGTTGAACTTGAAAACTTATATTTTTCTGATAATGAGTTTTCAAAAACAGTAATTGATCTTATTAATACGGGAAACTCATCTGTTGGGATTAATACTGTAAAAAATAATGATCAAAGTTTTTGGAGAACACAATCATCATTTAGATATAATTCCATTTTTTCAAGAAGAATTAATATTGTGGTTCCATGTAATCTTGGATTGCGTGCTGGTCAGATTCTTCAATGTTCTTTTCCAAAGAAAACTGATCAACCAGAATTGGGAATGTCTGATGAAAAGATTAGTGGAAGTTATCTTATAATGGCACTGCGCCACGAATTTACATCGGATGGTAAAACTGGTTCACAAACTCATTTGACTCTTATTCGTGATACTGATGGAATGTATCAACCTACAGGAGAGTAAATAAAATGAACAAAGATAGATTTTGGACTGGACAAGTTCCACCATACCAAGATAATAATAAATCTGATCCAAATACATGGGGAAGTAGAGTTAAGGTTAGAATTGTTGGTGTACATCCACAAAGTGGTGCGATAACACCAGACAGTCATCTAGACTATGCAATGGTTCCCCATCCAACCAGTCAAGGATCATTTAGTAGAGGTAGTACTGGAATCATCGGTGGTGAACTGGTTTATGGGATGTATTTAAATAAAGAGGGTGATGAGTGGAAAGATCCTATTATTCTTGGTGTACTTCCAAGAACTTTAGGTGTATTTGATATAACAGCAGAAGAAGCACAACAAAATTCAAGTACAGAGTTCAAAAGAATACAACCATTCTGGGGTGATATTCAACCACAATCATGGCAAATACAGGGAGGACCTCCACCAGAATCACAAGAACCAACAGTTCCAACTCCAGCTGCTTTTGGACTTGGACCAGATAGTGAGGCAGCAACAGCAGCAGCAGAACCTATAACAGTAAATGTTAATAATTTACCAACAGGTTGGTCTGTTGATAGTACAGGAGCAGTTGTAAATCCTGGAAATCAAATTATTGATTTCCCAGACGAAAATGGAAACGTAACTCTTTAATGAACGTAATAAATATCAGAACAAGGAGGTGACTTTATAAATGGCGGAAACATCAAATGCTCAAATATCCGATGCCAGTTTAGGTGGATCTGGAACTGCAGAACAGGCTAAAGAAAGATTCGGATTTCAGCATTACCAATCAGTTTCATGGAACCTCGCACAATTGCGAAAAGATGAGATATATCGCAAGGGTGATCCATGTGCTTCCGATTCTGAACTAAGTGAAATTTCCACAAACATACAAAAAATGTTTGTTATTTTGAG